ATCGATTTGATCGAGTAGTCTTTTATACGTATTGTTCGTATTAATTTTTTTATTTTTTTCAGAAATATTTTCAATTTCTACCATGAGAGAACTTGAAGCTTTCTCATCTTCAGATGTATCAATTTGTAAATCCAACATAGGTAGTATGGATGTATCACTCAACTTATTGTCTTGTAACCATTTTTCTACTGTTGCAAGTTTGCCAGCTATTGTAGAAGACGTACTAGATACCTCTCTTGAGGCGGCCTTAAATACTTCAAATAATTCAACATACTTTTCTAGGTGTAACAAATCAATAAGAAACTTTTTTCTATTAGCATCTGTTGCAGTAAGAAACTGTAGACTTGCATTCGTGTTCTGATATACAAGCTGTGAAAAGGTTTTAAAGTCTACTCCAAGAACTTCTTGTAAAGTCTTGTAAGTATTCGTAGCCGTATGACTAGAAATATCTGTACCATTTTTTTCCAGTTTTACTTTTATACTTGTTTTACGATTTACTGTAATCTCGTATCTATCTTCGTCCTTTGTAAAACATAGATAGATATTATAACCATTATTCACATAGCGGTTTGGAATGTCTGCTTTTTTTGATTCCTTTTGAGTTTTTATTATACAACGCTTCTTCAATGATTAATGGGATGGAGGACTTCCCCATCCCATTAGTACCAAGGATTTGTGTAACAGTGTTGTCGTTTAATTGTAACTCATTACCAGAACCATAACTAAAGCAGTTATCCCATTTCAATGTTTGTAGTGTAATCATTGTATGTTCCTATGATATCTGGTATTTTATCAGGGTTAATTTCGAGTATATAAGTTAGATACTCTACTAATTCTTCTTGTACTGACATCTCTTTATCCATGATAAGGGATGCCTCTGACTTACGCTTTACTACTTTTTTATCTAATAACTCCGAGTTCTTTACTGCGGCTAGATCCTGTATATCTCCTTCTACTTCATAGATCGTATGATCAAATTCTGTAGGAGTCATTTCTTCACTACTTGTAACTGTTTTACGAATTAGTTGGGGTAAGTGAAACTCTTCCCATAACCAATCCCAGTTAGACTCATTAATAAGTAAGTACCCTGTTTTTACTCTGCTTCTGTGAAACGAAGTAGTCATTGGACTACCTGGATATACAATATTTCGTTGTGTGTTTGTATGTGAGTGTAGGTCTCCTGCAAACACTACAGGGAAATCTTCTAGTAAGTCTAGGTCTATTTCCGGTTTTACGTGCGGTGGTATCTCTCCTCTAATATGAGTGAATAAGGGCTTACTCGTATCAAAATGATCAATGCTACCCTTCTTGTGCAAATCTGCATAGGGCAAGATGCCGTATCCCAGATCATTGTCAACGTATGAGATATCTACTACGTTGATAAGAGGGTTAATATCTCGAGAAACTTGTTTCAACTGTGTAAAGAAAGTTTTATTCTTTTTAGTAGCTTCATGATTTCCGTCATAAATAATTGTTGGAATCTTTACTCCTCGAATAAACGAGAAGTAAAGCTCCAACTCTTCCATATTCGGAAGACGATCAAAGAGATCGCCTCCGATTATGTGCATATCACACTCTTTCTCCAGTTCATAGATCTGTTGAAAGAACATTTGATAACGGTCTGTTGCCCACTTAACTGGGACGTTTTTCTGTCCTAGCTTGATGTGCCAGTCCGCTGTAAAGAGAATCATCCTACATTAAACTCCGCATCTAATGCTTCGTCGTCAGTCTCGTCGCCATGATTTCGTACTCGGTCAAGCAACTCTTTCTGAGCGTCTGGAGTAGGACGAGACATAACGTCATCCATAGACTTCAGATCAGCAATAGCTGCTAGCTCGTCTTCGTCAAGAGGGCGAGGCTTACACTTAAGTGCTTGTAGTTGGTACTCTACATTGTAAGGGAGAGGTCCAGTCTTTACTCGCTTGAAACAAATGTCCCAGCCAGTTTCAGGATCAGTAGGGTCTCCGAGGTCTTCAGCAGCAGTAATAATCTGCTCCCACAACTTCTTCTTGAGGTTTACTACTTTAACTTCTCCGTTGTCAATGCACTGAGTAGCATAACTCCAGCCGCACTTCAGGTCTGGGTAGTATTCACGAACCCAGTCTTTTTCCATGTTGTTGAATCGCTCTGTGTTTCTATCGAAAGATAAGCATTCCATGGGAATATTTTTACCGTTCTCACCATTGATCCAGTAAACGTAGCGAGCAAGAATGTCGCCAACAATACGCATCTTGTTGTCGCCGTCTTTGTACTGAAAGGATGAGATTGATGATTTTTGGGCAGAACCCTTTTGTTGATTAAATGCAATAGCCATTAGTGTATAGTCTCCAGTGTGACTTCTTCATAGATGAACGTTATTTCGTCCGGTAATACTATGAGTAGCCTGTTGTCGTTGATTTCGTCTAGAGGCACTGGACAATGCAGTGAATCTAGCGTAGTTTTGTTATATGTAATATAATCTGCATAACTTCTTAGAGAAGCTAGGGCATAGTATATACATAGTTCTTTATTGGTGTACTTATAAGAATTGTGAAGCAAAAACTCCCCATGAGCGAGAAAACTCGTCCCAACGAAGTTTTTGTGTGAGTATTTATAAATAGGGTCAAACTTGTTACGAGGAATTTGACTCTTTACGAGCATTTCCATTATCAAGTTACATCGAGCAATATTGCCCTCTGCCGTATCATAAACCTTTTTCCAATCAAATAAGAGCATATATTATACTTTGTTTTTACCAAGTTGTCAAGAATT